CATTTCTTTTTTAAGTGGAATCCTAACTTTAAGATCAAACTGCACATCACCTAAATTAATACTTATTGTCTTAAGTTTTGCTTGGTCTTTAACTTTGTCATACGAAGAACCTAGTTTCTTAGAGAAACTCATTTAGTCACCTTTTATCATTCTATTGTAAATAATATTGTTTAGTTTTATAACGTAATCTACTACTTCTTCAGGTGTCATTGTGTCTGCATGATTTCTTGCGATCTCATGAACTAAATTAATACCTGTTATCTTTTGCTCGTGAAAATTAAACCAATTTTTTACACCGCTATTCGACTGACTGATTAGAAAACTCAGCAGGTCGTTGCTGTTCTGTATTGTTGCCATTTGTAATCTCTTGTGGGTTATATTTTGCTAATATAGTTAAAACAAATTTCTCTACTGTATCTTCTTCAGCATTTGCAAGTGCTTCACTAACTTCTGTAGGGTCAACTACCAAACCCCTAGCAATTAAGTCTAGGGGTTGATAGGTAGTGCTTAGTATTTCTACGGCTTCGTCTAAGGTCATGTGTTATTACTCCATCCGTATTGATTGCCACGAGGATGAATGGTAAACGTGCATTTAGCTTCAGCGCCGGGTGCGGCATCAATCTTAAACTCGCCTACACGCGCGTTAAAAGCGTATGCAACGGTGTTAGAACCCTCTACAGCGGCAACCACAAAGGTGCGGTCAATAACACCGCTGTAAGCGTCACCACGAATCAATAACAATGCCGCGTCTGATGGATTCCAAGCCGCAGTAATTGTCATAGACGTTGGTGCAGATTGAGTTGGAATCTTATCGGACTGACGCGAACCCGCCACACCAAAAGATGCTACAGCATCGTCTTGACCAAACGCAGGGACAGCTTCCACGTTAAGTTGGGTGCCTGACCCGCCGGTTCCGTTAGCTGAAGTGCCTACAATTGTAGTAACTTGCGCTGTCCAAACCGATAAGTTTGCTACCGTTAATGGAGTAGGTGTAGAACTTGTCTGCATCCACATCGAAGCCGAAAAGCCAGGTAATACTTTATTTGGGAGTGCCATAATTAATTCCTTTTAAGCAGTGTTAGACCAACCATACATATTTCCACGAGGATGAATTGTGAACGTAGCCTTCGCTTCAGCACCGGGTGCAGAATCTATTTTAAATTCGCTTACACGTGCGTTAAAAGCGTAATAGACAGTGCCTACGCCATCAGTAGCAGTAATTACATAAGTTCTTTCGGTGATGCCAGAATAAGCATCTGTGCGAACTTGAGTGATAACTGTATCAGATGGATTCCATGCTGAAGTAATAGTCATTGAAGTGGGTGCGGACTGCGTTGGAATCTTGTCCGATTGCCGACTACCTGCTACGCCAAAAGACGCTACTGCATCATCTTGACCAAATGCAGGGACTGCTTCGATGTTCATCAAATAATTAGACGTAGCAATGGCTTGAACGCTACCTAATGTTGACAAACCTGCCAATGTCAAAGGTGTAGGAGTTGCGCCTGTTTGTGCATACATTGCCGCGCTAAAGCCGGGTAAAACTTTACTTGGAAGTGCCATAATTTAATCCTTTTTAAGAGTTAATTTTCTTATGTCGGAATTTGCAGTTCACAATCAAGTATTATTTGATTTAAACCCAATTCATTATCATATGTATTGTATAACCAACTAACATCTGCTTTGGAAATGTAAAAACCATCTACACCACCAAACAAACCTGAATAACCGTGTAACGCCTGTAGTATATCATTACTTAAATTAAATGCGTCACCCATTGTCTGACTAAAAACACTTATCTGAAAGGTAGGAGTATCTATACCTTTGTTGTTTTGATTCGGACCTGTGTAAACTGGTTGATGCACATTTCTTAATTGCCATGTTAAAAACTTAGTTTGTGTAGCATAGTTTCTATTAAAGTTTGCGTAAACAGGAACAGGGTCAACTATGTCCGCAAGTTGATACTGGATTGCTTCCGCATATAAATAAGGATTTTGCTGTGTCATACAGGTGTTGTTGGGTCATTTCTGTAACATAGTAGAGTAACTCTCATTCTATCATTTGACTCTCGAACATCTGTAATACGCCAATCAAATCCACGCCACGTAATACTAAACAAATTTTGATTATCAACAATATTCTTTAAATTAGGCGTATAGTTAAAAGTTAAATTAACTAAATCCTGATACACCCTATATCTTTCTGAAATTCTTAAACTGTTTGCTACATCTGCAACAATTGCTCTTGATGTAAACTCTGGAATAATAGTTGTAATGTATTCACCTAAACTATTAACCGAATTAGTTACAGAATTAACTGTTACATTTTCACTTCTTAAAATTGCCATTACATTACCAAAGGTTTGTAGGGTCTTAACAAAGTATCCACGCCAAAAGGTATAGTATTCAATCTTACTTCTGTAGTGTTTGATCTTTGATTGTATAAGTGTGTTAATAATAATAATCCTGCTTGTTTAATTACTGGATATTGACCAATAGGATTGGCATTAACCGTATATAACACTTGTATTGGATTAGCTATGTTTACAGAAATCGTATCAGGTATACTTGTGACAACCACACGATTGCCTGTAGGATCATAATAGTATGCACTTGTTGGTAGCGCTGTAACAACTGGGTTTGGGTCATTAGTGTAATAAGATACTGAGTTAATTGTTACGCCTGTTTTACCCGCAGATACTTCAGGCAAATCTAAAAATATAGCAGTTGAAAAAAGACCAGTATTACCGTAGTAAACACGATACTGAACTGGAAATATAGCAAACCCCAAATAATCTTCTATTGCAAATCTAGTAGCCAATTCTAAACTAGACAGATATTCGTCTTGGCTTTCGTCTTGAAACAAATTTAACTGATTAGTAATTTCAGACAAAGTAAGCCACTCGGTAGCTTGATCTCTTGATACCTGTTCAAAACTTGCATAGCTAAACGGATTTCTAGTATTTCCGTTTGCTAATGACGCAGTTAAAAGACTTGGCATTTATTTCCTTACGATGCAGGATTAACTAACCGAACACCAGCAAATGGGTCCCTTACGGTGCTACAAACTCTTTTTTCCGCAAACATTGTTACAAAGCCTGGACTTGTTTGTTCAAACTGTTTAATACTCATTAATTCATTGTCTGCAATAGTAACAAATTGATTCCATGCGGCTAAATAAATTGGAATGTTGTTAGCACCTGCGGTACTCATGTATGGATTTGCAATAACAGGGAAACCAAAAATTCTAGTTACAGAACCGCCATCTACATCACCTACTTCTAAAAATACAGGCAAACCAGTAGTTCCTCCAGTTAATTCTCGTAAATTTCTAATTGTAGTTGGGTGCATCATCCAACAAGTAGATGGGTCAGCCCAATACTGTGCAGGTAAAATACCTGCAAGATTAGCTATATCGTTGTAAGAAATTGCACTAGCCGATTCAGCCGCTACACCTAAAATAGTATGTAGACCATTATTAATATTAATACCACTAGAACCAAAAGCCGCCGCAGAAGTAGAAGATGCGTAACTATTTAATCCTCTCAGACCAATAGTAGCGCCGTAGTATCCAGTAGTAGAACCAGATTGGTCGTTATTAAACATCATAGAAAGTGCTTCTTGTTGCGCCATCTCAAGGGCAATGTCCATAACAATAGATTCTGCAATATTATTTACATCATCTAAAAAAGCATTACGAACCGGAACAGTTGCTTGAATTGCCCTTACAGGCAATTGCCATATAGAAGTATTTAGTCCTGTTACTGCATTATTATTATTGATAGGATAATATCCCCACTGATTTCCTGTAACAGTAATTGTTTTTTATGACTCTGTGTTATCACCTACAACATAATATGATCCTGTTGCACCTATGCCAGTGCCTAAAGAAGATATATAAGTTCCTGCATTAACTCCTGAACCTGAAAGTGTTTGACCAACTCTTAAAACTCCACTTGCTACTGCTGTTACTGTCATTATTGATGAAGTTATGGATGCAGTTACTATTGCCCCATTTTGAATGTTTGTAATGTTTCCAGTTTTAGCTACAAACTGAACATCAGAATCATTTGTGTTAATTATTCTAGAACCTGCTTTACGAATAGGATTAGCCATCCGCAATGCGGCAAAAGAATCGTCATAATTTACTTGACCGCCTATTCCTGAACCTGAACCAGTCAATGCAGACGCTTCGCGCAAATTAACAGTTGATTTACCTTCAACCAGTGCAGTCTTTACTGCTTCAAGAATTAGACTCATATTAAATCCTAAATTAAGTTAAAAAGGTGGGGGGAGTAACCCCCCGTCCTTTAATCGTTCGCGTTGTATGTTGAACGATATGCAACAATTGCATTAGCATCAACAATACTTGATGCCACACGTTTTTCCCCGTAAAAAGTAATAAATCCGGGTTGTGTTTGATCGTAACGCCGTAATACCATGTTTAGCCGATCAATAATAACGTGACCACGTGCAAAATCTCCAAAGAAAATTGGATATAGGTTATTTTTGTCTACACCGGCATAATTTGGTGTATCGCAATATTTATTTACAACAACATCAAACCCAAGCAATTGACCAACAATGCCATCAGCACGTGCCAAACCGTCAACATAGATAGGTCTACCATTATCATCAACTAAACCACGAATTGCTTGCAATTCAATAGGGTTAATTAAAAATTTAGCGGAGTCAGTCCAGTATTGATTTGGCAAACTGTAAATCAAATTAATAACGTCTTTATACGTGATGTTATTAGTTGTTGCTGAATTGCCGTTAGTGGTTAATTGGTCATAAGTGGCAATTACCGACAATCCATTGTTAGTTGCAACTCCGCTATTACCAAGCGTTACGCCATGCAAAACACCTCCCGAAAACGCGCTAGTGTAGCCGTATTGATTTAAACCACGCAGACCATTTGTTCCACCGTACGTAGCAGGTGAATCGGTTTGGTCATTATTTAAAATCATTGATTGTCCCTCTGCCTGACCAAATTCGGCAAGCATGTCGGAAACAATGTTACCTTCCAAACCATCAATGTCATCAAGCGTAGCAGTCCGAACAGGAAATTGGCAGTTCAAGTCACGTAAAATTAGTTGCCAAATTAAAGTGTCTTGAGTCGTAGCGCCGCCATTGTTCTGAATTGCATATCCCCAAGCCGCGCCAGCGTTGCCCTTTTTTTGTCTTAGCTGATAGGCAGAACCATCAGTAGCAACAGTGCGACTAACACCGCGCAATGGATTGGTTTGACGCAAAGCCACAAACACAGGGTCATAGCCAGTGCGACCGCCAACATTGTAACCAGAACCATAACCGGCAGGGTTGCCAAGCAAAGAACTTTCTTGCACATAAGCGTCATGTTGATCTATAGACTCAAACAATTTAATTTCTTTTGGTTTGCGACCTTCAGATTTGTAAAAATCGCGGATTTGTTCTTTAACAGAACGATTAATTTCTTGACCAAGAGTCTTGTAAGTCTTGATAACGGCAGGTGCTTGCACTTCTGAAAGTTTTGCTTCCAGTGCGCTAATTTGTTCTGTTAATTCTACTTTTACTGCTTCAATTGCTTCAGAAATTTTAACTTGTTGATTGGCTTCAATAAGGTCTAGTTTTTCGGTAATTTTTTCAATCATGATATTTCCTTTAAATACGTTTATTTAGAAATTGCATCAACTCTCTGGCTTCTAATGCTTCAAGAATTTTTGCTTCGGTCACATCCGCATCAGAATCACTCTTAGCGTCCGTTTTTTCAATCAACTCTGGAGTTACATCCCGTTTGTCCAGTGCCTTCTTGAGAATGGATACGGAAGTGACCGCATCCTTTTTGCACAGACCTGCATCCCGCAAAGCCTGTTCCACAATCTTTACATTAGCCGAGCCATCCGGTCTAAAAAATTCTAATCGTTGAATTTCAGCATTAGGATTATTTGGATACATTACT